GATGGAACAGATGTACCATTTACACCGGAAGTTCCAGATGTTCCATTTACACCCGATGTTCCAGATGTACCATTTACCCCAGAAGTTCCCGATGTTCCGTTTATACCGGATGTACCAGATGTACCATTTACACCAGAAGTACCAGATGTACCATTTACACCGGATGTACCAGATGTTCCGGATGTACCAGGTGTCCCCGGTGTTCCACCAGTTCCACTTGCACCAGCAATATATAATACACCATTTGCGTCTCTGGCATTCGCAATTATAACATTACACCCATCAAATCTTATATATGAATTACCACCAGGTGTACAATCATTGTTTATACAAGAACCACTCGTTCCACCATATCCAAAATTAGAATCATCCGAGCCACTTATTCCTAATGTAAAGTTCGTATTTTTACCAACGGCGTGCATTGTAAATGATGGAGGTGTTGTTCTAAAATCAAAAACAGAACCACACTCATTTATCATTTGAACCGTATTGTCTCCATAATTTGGAATACCGTATGGATTATTTTTGGTTAATGCAAATCCAAAATTTGATGCGGTATCTCTATTAGCTATTGCTTTTTCTTTACCACCATATCCCCAGCTTTGAACAGCCGAACCAGAATATGAACCTGTAACGTTGCCGTATAGTTGAATACCACTGGATGTATATGGTGATATTGCCGTAGAACCTGTTATGATATTATCGTCACCGTAAATGTAATGATTACCACCGTTAAACATGGTATCATACACAACCGGTTGCATATTAGATTCTTTCAAAGTATAATTGAAGAATTGAACTTTGAAATCTAAATATTCTAATTTGTGGTCTTGTTTTATCGGTACATATAATTTTGTTCTGTTTTGTGTGAATCCAAAATCTATATCTTCAACTATTCTGATATTTGATATACCACAGCCAGCTCGTAATACAAATTTTAAAATACCACTACCGTTTGAATTAACGGGCAACTTCATCTCATAATCGAGTTTTATAGAATTTGCTTTACTTCCCGTTGGAACACTACCAACAAATTTACCAATATTATTAGTGTTTACAAATGAACTACCAGACGCATAAACTTCTATTTTTGGGCCTCTTTCGTCTAAACTACTATTCCCAATATAATAATCAAATTTAATACGATAATCTGTATCTTTAACAAGTGGTATTGCAACATTTGAATTTTGCACTAAGATAATTTCAGAAGAACCTGACATTACCTGAGTCGGTAAAACTTGCATCATATCAAATAGATACGAGTTACCAACCAATTTTGATGCAGATGGTGCAGAGTTTATTAATTCAATATTCCAGTAATCCGATGAGTTTATTGTATTATTAGATGGAATTCCCGCAGATGATAGGGTATTGCTTCCATCAAATATTCCAATTGGATATTCAATTAACTTTGAACCAGTATCAACCAAAATGTTTTTTGGAGTTACAACATCATCATATACTAATTCGTATTCAGATTTTGGTTTAAATGTACTCTTATAGAAAACTTTAATACGGTCTACCGAGCCAGCCGATGGGTCAATTCCATCTATATCGATTTCTGCGTATGATTTTACGTTTTGAGTTATATTCCTTTTACTTGGATTAAAAGAAAAAGTAACTTCATATGGCTGAGTGTAAATTGTTTTCAGAATTTGGGATTCACTCTTCAGACCATAAATCTCCGCAGGTTCGGAGAGTTGCATTTGAAACGGAGACCTTACTTCTATTATACTTGCAGTGTACGAAAAACTACTTGTTTCAAAATTTACAGCTGGGGAATACTGACTGGACAGCGAATTAAATTTGATTATACCATTTTGGTATTCTTTTAAAAAAGCACTACCATTTGAAATAAATTTTGGAGTATCGGATGTAAAGGAATACGTTCCAATTCCACCCATAGATACTATCTTTTGTCCTGCAAATTGTTCTTCAACGATAGAAAATTTCCGTTCTTTTACAGAAAATTTAGGTTCTTTTATGTATAATATTTCTGTATCGTTTCTTTTCTTTGGGTCAACGTATAACTCATGGATGTATTTTAAGTTATTCGATGTTAACTCTAGATTCGGTAATTGTTTTAGGTTTTCATCAACAGTTGATGTACCAATCATTGTTATACTACAATTTCCGGCAGGAGTATCTTCATACACATAAATTGCAACAACTAAAGAGCCATCGCTTTCCTTATAATCCAAAACTTCATGATATATTGGATTTCCATTAAAATCCAAAACTTCTATTTGTATTGGGTCTTTTTTAGAAAAACGAGATTTAATCGGTCTAAACTTAAATAGATTTTTACCAGCAGTAAATTGTTCTGGCATGAAACTAATATTAAAAAACTTCGGTGAGTTTTTTTCAAGTTCAATAAATCTACAATTTATGTTGATTAGATTTTTTTTATTTCTCTTCTTGTATATCATATGATTCCATATTATTCCTATCTATAAATATGAAATCAATTAAAACATCCGTTAAAATCGAACGTTTGAGAACCCGTTTTCCTTCTTGATTTCGATGATAGAATCCATAATATCTCGAAGAGCATCAATATGAGAAATGGTCAGAAGGAAGTCAAACTGTGTCTTCATATAATCAAAGAACATATGAAGTGAGTTTAGATTCTCAGAATCCAATACACCAAATCCTTCGTCAATTGCCATGAAATTTGGACGTGGTAGAGATGATACGTTTACAAGAGCAGTGCGGATTGCGAGTGATGAGATAAACTTTTCCATACCCGATGTCATTTCAAGAGGCCAGAAGTTTTCATCATCATATACGATATATGTATTGATTGACTTACCATCTGTTTCAAAGAGTATTTCAAAGTCAACAATCTGTGAAAGGATTGAGTTTACTTCGGCTTGAACCTTTGGCATAGCCTCTGAAATCAATTGGTATGGAACTCCGTTACGATTTACTGCTTTAAGATAAAAGTCATATGCCTTGAATTGTTTTTCCAACTCTTGAAGTTTCTTGATTGATTCTGCACAATCTTGAATAGTCTTTTCGTAGACCTTTATCTCACCAGCAAGTGTAATATACTTTGTTTCAAGTCGTTTTAGTTCTGATGTAAAGTCATTACGTTCCCTCTCTGCAACAGAAATCTTTGTTTGAATTTGTTGATTCTCCTTGATAATACCTTCGTTCTGAACGTAAGATATGATAAGGTCTTCAATCTTTTCCGTCTTTGAAGTTAAGTCATCACAAGTAATTGCATTCTGTGAAATCTTCTTTTCTATCTCATGAATTTGTTTTTGTTTACCGAGGACTTTTCGTTCAAGGTCTTGATAGTTCTTCCTTTGTTCTTCAACGTAATTCAACTTCTGTTCAATCACTCCTAACTCAGCCAATTCAAATTCAAGAATACCACGTTCTTTATTGAGGTCAACGAGGATTTCCTCTGCCGATTTTGCGTCTTGAACAAACACATTGTTTGTACAAAACTTACAATCAGGGTCGTACTCGTGTGTAGACAACTTATCAATTTTGGATTGATTGTGTTCAATTTGAAGTCGGATATTTTCCAACTTGTGTTTTGTTTTTGAAATTGATTGAGTTGTTTCTTGTAGAACTTGCCAATCTGTATCTAATTTATCTGAATCGATGGAGTCAAATTGAGTTTGAAGTTCCGATAGAATTTTGTTTTCATTACCGAGTTCAATTTCCAATTGTTCAGTTTCTTCCCTGCAAGATACAACCTTACGAACAAATTCATCTTTCTTTTGAGTTAGTTCTTCCAAGTTATGACCCATTAGTCGGTCGTCGATTGGTTTGAGTGCCTTGGTCAACTCCATAATAACTTCGTTCTTGGAATCCAAACGAGAACGATATAAATCACGTTCTTCATTGATTTCATCTAAATCTAATTGTGAACGTTTAAAGTTATCGTTTGCAGTAGCAATCTTCGTAGAGTAATCTTGACGTGAGTATTCTCTGATAAGAGTTTGTACTGACTTGATTTCATCAGAAGCAATTGCACTCAACTCTTCAAATAGGTTGAGGTCAAGGAATTGTGCAAGAAGGTCTTTACGTTCTCTCTGTGCCTTATCAATAAAGTTCGTGTTGTTTCCTTGTAGGGAGAATGCAGTAATGATAAAGTCATCATATGTACCGAGATAGTTTCGGATTGCAAAGTTTGTTCCATCTCTATCATCACCATTGAGAGAAATCTTTTCACCACTTTCTTCGTGCCAGAAATCAACATTGACCTTTACGTGTCCTCTCTTATCTTTTGTGGCAATACGTTCAATCCAGTAATCTTTTCCGTTGATTTGAAATTGGAACTTACAACGGAATGAATCTTTCTTGTTATTGAGAACTTGTGATGCCTTGAATGTTCTAGAACACTTATCGAAGATACAGAACATAAGAGCATCCAATACAGATGACTTACCACTTGCATTTGCAGCAAAGATACCATACGTTCCATTCATTTGACTGAAATCAATCTTGTTACCTTCTCCATATGAGAACATATTGTCAAATTCAAACTTGATTGGATTCCAAATTACATTACGAAGAACAACTGATTTATCAAGGTTTGTATTGATTGTTCTGTTTATCTTCCTAACTTCATCTATTACTTCTTCTTCTACCGCAAACTCTTTTTCAAGATAATCACCGATGAGTTTGTTTTGATATTCAACATCACGAACATCACCGATGGAAACCATTGATTGCGTTTGTCCGTTTGTTGGCTTTGTTGAAAACTTCTGAATACGAATGTCATCAACCTTTACGATTGATTTTAGTTTGGCTACCGCCTTCATCAGTTCAGAGTTTGGAGTATTGTAAGAACGAACACGGATTCGGTTATGAATCGAAAATTCAGTTGGTAGATTTACAAACTCACCTTCGTCAATATCAATAGTGTAGTGAGACCAATCATTTGGAATCTGAACAAATGTTGATTTGCCTTCAAGAAGATTCCAATGAATGATTCCGTGAACTAATCCTTCACCAAAGTTTTGTTGGATAAGAGAACCCGCATAGGCAAACTTGTTGTTCGGATGTAGGTATTGAAATCCGTGAATATCACCGAACATACCGAAGTCAAAATCATTGAACATATCCATATTGATTCGGTTGTTTTTGATTGTTTGACCGAATCCAATATCTGCTCTGTCAATTGCACCGTGATAAAATACTACCTTTATTCCGTCCCCTACAACGTCCTCTGCTTTGATAAAATTCTCAGGGTCTTCGTGTACAGCATTCAGAATAAAATTGACACCACCGAGGTTGTAGACCCCTGTATCCTTCAAATAAAAGAAGTCATGTGTATCTATTGAGTCTACGATTGGTGAAAGAGCATCCAGACGATTGCGGTTATTCAGATTCATATCGTGATTACCAGCGATAAGAAGAACAGGTGCAATATCAGAAAGGTTTACAAGGAAGTTTCTCGTCATTACAATAAGTTCAGGAGACATATCTGTTTTTGCGTGAACAATATCTCCTGCAAGATAAATGATTGTGTTCTTATCTTGTTGAACTTGTTCTTTACAATAATCATATACCCGATTGAATACCGACTCGTATTCATCATGTCTCTTGAAATTACGAATGTGAACGTCAGCAATGTGAATGACGTTATCTACTTTGTTTACTCTTTTTGAAATGAGTGTTTGTTGTATCACACTAATATCCTTTCTTTCATCAAATCAAACCTATCTACCGATGGTAATGTTTCAATATACTCCGAAAATCTTTCAAATCCAAATTCATTGATGTCTTTATCTGGAAGTTTTACCATACTTGTTTTGATTCCGTTTGAAATCAACCACTCACAAATCTTTATGGAGTCCTTCATCGCATCATTATCAAGGGCAACAATAACCTTTGGTGGTTTACGAATGAGTATCTTTTCTTTTAGAAGAGGTTGGACAATTTTACCGAATAGTGGTATGGCATTGAAACGGGCAGAAATGGCATCAAACACACCTTCAACAAGTGTGATTGGTTCTTTCCAATTTATAAGAGATTCAAATCCAACAACATCTTTACTTACAGGTGGATTTTTATACTTTGCGTTTACATCTTCAAAGATAGTTCGGGAAACAAAGAAGTTTAGGTTTAGATTATCGTCATATGATGGGACAATAATTCTACCACCATAGATACCATTTGGACAATAACCGATGTTGTATCTGAAAATATCTGTTGGAAGAATACCACGAGATTTTAGGTAAGATACCGCTTGTTTTATTTGGATTGCAATTTTGATGTCTCGTATAGAACCAAAGTCCGTAAGACGGATAAACTCAGGTGGTAATCTCAACTCCTCGTCTTTATCATCAGTGTTGATATAAGTGTGGAGTGCCTTTGTTTTGAGGATTCTGTTGAGGGACTCGTAGTGTTGACGGTCTACTCGTAGACGTTTGAACAGGGATTGTATTGTTCTACCCTTTTCGTTGGAAATCCAACAATGCCAGAAGTTTTGGTTTTTAGAGTTAGATGAAACATCTATCTCCAACTTTGGTTTGTAGTGGGAAACGAATGGTGAAAAGAAAGAATAGTTGTTGCCGGAGGTCTTCTTTCCTTTACCTAAAACTTGTTCTAAGAGATGTAATAAGTCGTGGTTTATCATAGTGAAACCAATATACGACTATTTTAGGAGATTTACAAACAATCATCCAACCATTCTTGTGGAATTTCTTTCTTTGACCATAACCAACCCCGTTTTTCACAGAATTGGGCATAGGTTGTTTTACTTCCTTTGTAGAGTTTTGCATTTGGATTCTGAAAGACAAACCTAATATCTATGTTTGGATATTGGTTGAATATCAGTTCCATCTTTTCTCTATCGGCTTTTACCCAACGTCCCTTTGTTTCCAAGTACATTGTTCCACCTTTTTTCTTTTGTAGAACAAAGTCGGGTGTATAGGTATGGTTTGTAGCCGGTCTAATATACGAAAGTTTCTCGGTTTCGTAACTGTACTTTTTCTTTGAGGATTTTAGATTTTCATTTATTGTATCTTCAAGACCAGAACGAAACCCGTGTTTTATCGCAACTGCATTTCTTTTCATCTCAATCTTCCAAAAATCCATCCGTCTGATAAATATTTTTCTATATTAGATTTCATCACTTGTGATTGGTCTATCCCATTATTCATCCAACGAGAACCGATATGAACTTCTCGCATTTTTGACTTGTTATCGTTAGATAAAATCACACCAAGACGATTGGAGGGTTTACCCAATTTTGCAATTCTCATTTTTTGTTTTGATTCATCAGATATACATTTACCACGATGGGCAGTTCCAATTTTTTTGCGAGTTTCTTCTGATACAATTCTTCCAACATTACTTTTACTTATGTTTTCTCGATGTTGTTTGGACAATTTTCGTCCTCGTTGTGATTCAGATATTTTTCTTCGAGTTTCTCCTGAATGTCCTTTACCATATAGTGGATGATTTATGCCAGAGTGTATTCCAATATGAGAATCACTTAATTTTTTTCGGTACTCTTCCGTGTAAATTTTACCAATTGCACCCTCTCCACCATCTGTCATGTTTACCAGACACCCTTCGCCTAAATCTTGTCTTCCATATTTTTTTATGAATTCAATTTCTTTTTTACCGGCCTCTTCCCACGCATCTTCTTTTTTCATAGACACATCCGATTCCCAAATAACTTCACCATAGTACCCACATTTATTCACTATGTTATGCCAGTATTTATTCCTACTAGATTTTGAATTCATTCTTCGTCTGTCAATTCCACGTCCAACATAGAATACTTCACTGTTATCCAATCTTATATGAACATATACGATAGCCATAATTACACATCAAATCGAATTATGATATTTAGGTCTACGTCATCTCTTTTTGCAAGTGGTGAAGATAACTTTGCAATAGCAACAAGGTCATAGTTGTCATTATACAAACCAATCGTTGTGATATATGGATTGAATAATGAACTTGTAACATAATCTTCAACACGAGTTGCATTTGGGTCTTTGTCTAAATAAACACTTGGATTTTGAGTAAAGTTATATTCACTCTTTCTAATTTTAGATGTTATCTCATGTTCATAAAATGTTGTTGTGCTTCGGAAAGAACCACTAAATCCATTCGTTAAACCACTGTAATCATAGGAACCAGTTCTTCCAAGAAAAGCATTTGCATACTTTGGTCTTGGGTCTGATACTACGGCAATTCCACTCTTATAAAAGACATTACCGACTCTTGCAGTTTGATATGCATATCCGTTTGCAAAACTATTATCTTCAAGATAAGATATTTCTGTTGAGTTTAATCCCTTTGTATAAACACGAATTTCATCAAGTAAACCAGAAAATGGAACTAACCCATTACCACCAATGTAAAAATTGTTGTCATTTGTTGTATTATTTGAGATAGTCGTATTGATAGATGAATTCAATGTCCCATCAACCCATATTTGATAGTAACTCGCACTACGTTGACAAACTACATGATGCCACGAACCAGTAGATAATGCACTTGAAGTAATTTCAACGGTTTGATTTCCAGAACTCTGAGCAAATTTAACAGAGTATGGTGTTGGACTCAATCTGTTTGTAATTGAAATATCAAATGGATATTGAGGTGAATACATTGTTTGTTCTGTGGTAGAAGAAACTTTCGTATTCAAATCCTTAACATCAACACTTTTAATTGTGTTTTTATTAAATAAACTATTGGATGTTGATGTTTCATTTGATTGACTTACTGGAACATTTATCCAAAAACTAAATGCAAATTGTTTACCACTCGAAAAGTTAAAACTATCCTTATTTTCAACTTCAAAATAACCACCGTTCAATAAAGCAGCAACTCCAGATGATTGAGATGTATCAGTTGTTGGAATTCCACTCGTATATGATATATTTTTTGGAGAAACCATCTTTACATTATTGTTGTAAGGAGACATATCCAAAACATAATCAGTTGGTTTATTTCTTAGATTATATTCTCTATACTTTTCATTAAATCCCAAATAAAGGGCAAGATATTCTTGATTAACAAATTTTGTTTCATCGAAAGATGAATCTTTTAAATTACCCTTACCGTCATCAACAACAGAATAATTTAAATTAGATGTTTGACTTATATTTCCAAATGAGAATGTACCTCTTCTAATTCCTTCACCAAATACACCTTGTGGTAATACAAAAACAGAACTAGATTCTGCAAGATATGTTATTCTATCAAATTCCGTAAGTATAGTAGGGTTTTTTTCTTT